ATATAATCTCGGCACTACGACTGACACTTTAGTCTATGAGTTCAAAGGGCTTAAACCAATTCGTACAGGTTCGGGCTTTGGCACAAATGTTTCAATGGTTGTTATTGGTAATACACTTTTCTTCCAATTCAATGATGGCTCTATTTGGTCTTGCACTACCGCTAATGTAATCACGCAAGAATTTGAGAATCGAAATTCCACATTTCCTACTTCTGGCGGTCTCGTTAATCATAAAGGCATTGGTTATGGACGTGACGTTGTAATTAAAAGAAGCGGCGCTACTACCAACATTTATCAAAATCGTTTCAATGTAGCAGACGACGCAGCTTTCATTCCCGCCGCAAGCAATGGCACACTTTTATTGCATATCAATATAGATGGCAATGCGGCTGACACAAGCATTTATGGCGCTTCAACTACTTTTTATTCTTCGGGGAATTTTATCACCAGCGAGTATGCCGAGATTTCAGCGATAGACAAACTCTATTATGATGTGGTTTTTAATTTCGCAACTTTAGCAAGCGGAGAGAGTGTCCAGGTTGAGTATTCGATTGATAGAGGAACTACCTACACATCTCTGGGGACGGCTTCATTCAGCGTTGATGGTGCAATCACAAACAAAAACTTCCTCTTCGGAAATGCAATTGTTTCTAAAACATTAGTATTACGCATAACTCTTAATGGAGGGGGGACAAATACTCCAACTTTTAAAGATTTTAGCGTGCGATTTGTCCCTATTATTACGGGAAAAAAATTATGGAATTTAAACATAAATTGCGGAGATGAGGTCAAGCGTTTGGATGGTGGTCTCGTTGCAACAGTTGGCAGAGAATTAAAAAGTATTCTAGAGGGTTCATGGTGGACGAAATCAATCCTGGATTTCCAAGATATTGATTACGCTACCACTTTGGTGAATGATGCTTCTTTGGAAGCGGGAGATACTACAATCACTGTGGACAACACCTACGATTTTCCAGAACAAGGCAGAATCCGCATTGACAATGAGGAAATAACCTACACAGGCAAGACTCCAACTACCTTCACAGGATGTGCCCGCGGAGCGCGCGAAACAAAAGCAGCCGCTCATAATGACAATTCTGTTGTTAATAATGCTTACAAAGTGATTATGACAGACCTCCAATACAGAGTTCCTATTGCTCTTGAAGACAAAGCTCTTGAATATGTGGTAGGAATTTCCTTGCGTGAAGTTTAAAAATATTGTGTTATAATAAAACTATGGCTATAGCATCCCAACAAGACATCCCAAACAAACCAAAAGCCAATGAAACTTGGACATTTAAACGATTATTTTCTTTTGGTGCAATAACAACACTGGCAAAGGTTTTTGTCAATCCATTTGATGTATTGCTTGGATTTATTATTTTGGTCATTGGTTTAGTTGAGTTGTTAGATAGACATGTTTCGTGGGGGTTTTATACATTAGCAATTCTGATTCTTATCGCTTCTATTTTTGAGAGACATATTGGATTACTAAAAAATAACTCTAAAACAAATGGAACATCGATGCAATGAAATAGAAAAAGATTTATATGAATTCAAGGAACAATATGCTAAAAATGGCAAAGAGATAATGCGACTGGCTATGGCTATTGAAAATATAATAAATCAAAACAAAGAGCATTTTAAAACAAGTGAAGAAAATAGGATAAAAAGACTGGCAAGAGAAGAGGAATTTAAAAAAGAATTAAAACCCGTTCTTGACAGTTATCACACCCTATTGACAGGCAGAAAGTGGATAATAGGGCTTGCTTCTTTTTTTCTTTTAGCGGGAGCAATTTATCAAATGATTAAAAATCTAATACACAAATGAAAAGATTAATTGAAAATTTAATCTTGAAAAACTATCCTCAAGGACATATCACTCAATGGTTCGGAGAAAATCCCTCTCTTTATGCTTGGCTAGGACTTAAAGGACATAATGGAATTGATATAGTTGCTCCTTATGGAACACCTATCTTTGCATTTAAAGGAGGTAAAGTTGTTAATGTTGAATTTCAAGATGGCGGTTATGGCGGACAAGTGAGAATAATGGATGATGATTATGAATATATTTATGCTCATCTTTCTAAAATTGATACAAAAATTGGATATAGAGTCAATGAGGGAGATAAAATAGGCGAAATGGGAAATACAGGATTTGTTGTTTCGGGCGCTACGCCATTTTGGAAATATAATCCTTATGCAGGAACTCATCTTCATTTTGGTATAAGACCATTTTCCAAAGAAAAAACTCCTTTTATGGTTCAATATGCATCTGGTGACCAGAGATATTTGTCTGTTTGGGAGAATGGATTTAAAGGTTCAGTCAATCCCACTGATTTTATGGAGAATATGGAAAGCGCGGAAGATAAAAAAATGAAACCCTATCTTTTAACAATGTTGTCATTATTAAATAAAATGATTGCATTGATTAAAAAGAAATAGTCCTTTTAATTGGTCGTTATTATAAGTTAATTTTTTTTAAAAAAAATGATTACCAAACTTTTAAAGTCGAGACAATTTTGGACATTGGTTGCGCTCTTCATTGTTAATGGTATTACTGGAATCCAAGATTCAATACCTGCTTCTTTTCTTCCTTATATAAATAGCATTTTAGGTATAATGACTATTTACTTCCGAGTTTCACCAAAACAACAATTTTAGGAGACATAAAACACCCCCAATCGGGGGTGTTTTAATTTAAGCTGAATTTATTTTAATTTCCTCACCAACATCAACACAACACTTTATGAGGACAGATACCATATATATGTTTTGCTTGATTACAATTATGGCATAAGATTTGAAATCCTTTTGGGAATCCATTGTTTTTAAGCCAACGGTAAAAATTACCCCCTCCTCCTTTTCTAATCTCTTTACGATGCTTATTCCCGCCACCATTGACATGGTCTATTACTAAAAATTTAATATCTTTTTCTTTGCAACATTTACAAATACCACCATAATGTTCAATAACTATTTTCCGCAGACGAAGCAAAACTTCTTTTTGCAGACGATTGGCAATTTCTCTATGATTACGAGACCATTCCGCCATCTTTGCAAGACGTGCAGGACGATTTTTAATGTAATTAAGATGAGATACTTTCTTACGACATTTCTTACAGTGTTGAATAGGTTTACCATTCACAATATAGAAATTTCCTTGTTTTTTACATTTAGTACATATCATATATCTATAATATCAAGATATAGATAATATGTCAACTATCTTTAATTTCTTCTCCGTAGTCGGGTAAGCATCTACCGTTTAAGTGGTCTAACTCGTGAGTAAAAATTATCGCATCTAATCCTTTTAATTTGAAGGAACGCTCAATGTTGTTAATATCTTTCCAGTGTGCCCATCCATAGGGTGCGCGGTTTACTTTATAAAGTTTATTAGGTACAGAGTAGCATCCTTCGGTGACTATATTAGGGGGTGCTTTAACTGGGTTCCATTTAGGATTAAAAATTACGGCTCCTTGCACGGTCATAATCTGCAAATCTATTCCAATTTGAGGAGCGGAAATTCCTAATTTCATTCCATAAGTTTGTTTGGCAAGAGCCACCCCTAATTTGCGGACAATAGCCGACCGTTGTTTGTAGTTTATTTTTTTAAAATCAACAGGTTCTGCGATTCTTTTAAGGCGCGGGTCGGGATAAATAAGAATGGACATTGGTTTGTTTCTCCAGTCAAGGAGTCTTTTTGCTAACTTAAAACGAGTCCATAAAAAGATTGCTTTGGGTAGATTTTTAAATAACACCCAATACATCGTCAAGCGAATACGCAAGGATTGCAATTCCGCCATAGGCTTTGATTCTAGCGAGGAATTCAAGTTGTTCTGGGGTTGGTTTCCCCCCTTTTTTTTTGACTTCAATTGCGACAAAAGTTCCTTGAGGCGAACATGCGATAATGTCCGAAATCCCTTTCTCGCCACTGGGTAAGGGGATATATTTTCCTGTGTCTTTTTTGTAGATTCCAACATTGCGATGATTTATTACGATAAATTTTTTAATACGAAGATAATCTGCTATTGTTTTTTTGATTTGTTGTTCAGAGATTTCTTGCATCCAACTATTATATCATTTCATTGCCTTAAACGCTATATCACTTTCTATTTCATCTCCCCATGCATCCCATCCTTTCACTTTTTCTCTTGCGAAGAGTTCTATGCGGGGTAAATCGCCCATCAATTCTACAATTTTTTCTCTTATAATCAATGGTTTGGCTGAATGTTCTCCTAAATGACTAATTGTTAAATTGGGGACAAAACAACTTTTTCTTTTTGGTTTCCCTTTGGTTGCTAATAAACATATTTCTGGATTCCCTCTTGTCCAATATCCCAACCCAAAGTGCCATCCATCTGATTTTTTGTTTTGTTTGACCCAAGTGAAAGCGACTGTTTTATATTCAAACCCCCACGACTTTATTGTTTGTAATGCTTCTTGAAGTTTAGGATAAGTTGCCCACAAAAATAAGATACAGTTTTTATCAGCAATTTCTCCAATAGGAAGATTATAAATATCTTTATTGTCCATTACATTATAAGGACTCCTTCCGTTTTTTCTCGCCCATTTTTCTCCTCTTGTTGCGAGTTCTTTCATTGACCAATTTTTGAAACGCCATGGCGGGTCTGCCAATATGATTTGATATTTGAACATATTATTATATTTGTTTATTTGGGAAAATAACTTTTTGTTTTAATTCTTCGAGAACCAGCAACTTTCCAAGTTGCACAAATATCTGTTCCCAACTTGGAAGTTGAGGTTCTTTTTCAATATGATTAAAAGAATCTAACCGCGCATTTTTTACCCAATCAAATGCTTTTGCAAATTCCTTTCTTTTAATTTGGTCTTGTAAAATAAGTCTTTCGTTCTCATCTCTCAAAACCGCAATCTTCTCCACTAAATTTTCTTTTGTTATTTTTTCCATAATTATTCTGTTGGCGCAGGAGCAGGATTCTCTTTATTTTGGAACTCTTCATTTGCCAACTTATCTTTCAAAGCATCGGCAATTACTTTAACAGCAGGCTCTCCTTTACCTTCGGCAATGTCCCTAGCGCGATGTTCTGCGGCAAGATTCTGGGCATTTACTGTTTCAGAGATATTTTCTTTAATCAACTTCTCTTTCTGTTCTGGGGTTAAGGTTTCGCCTGGGGTTATTCCGCTTAATGCAGATTCTCCTTTTGGGGTGTCAATTACCACCTTTTCTATGTTCTCTTGAATTGATTTCAAAGATGCTTTCTGATTATCAAATTCAACTATTGAATCAACTTTTTGAACGATACCATTTAATACGAATTCTTTTATGATTTTAAATTTCGCCATAATCTTCTTTAATCTTTTTAATTTTAATCTTCTCAAACACGCTGTTCGCCCGACTTGTGAACAGCCCGAAAATTTCCAGCAAATCTCCCACAGTCATATCTTCCCGCAGAAGGATTTGTTCAATTTCTAAAGTAACCCGACTGATAAGTTCTCGCTTTTCTTTATTCAACCGCGCTTCTTCATCAAGAAGTTTAGGGGTTGCAGATGGATATTCATTGGGTGCCATAGTTAAATTCACTGGGGTTGTTTTTTATATTTTCAATAACTTGAATTTGCGCATCAGTAATAGCGTCATTGTCTATAATATAATCAAGAATTCCTAATAAAGTGCTTTCCGCATAATGATAAGCATCATAATCACCCATCATTTCCTCAATAATTTCACGATATATTTCCGCTCGTTTTGAATTTTTATTGATGAATTGCTCCAATGCGTCACTCATAGTTTTATAAGCCGTAAAGTTTATTATAACAAACCCAAATATGGGGATTAATTTTGAACTTTTTTGCCGACCATTCGGCAGACCAATAAGGGTCAAGCGCTTCTTCTTTTGCCACTTCTGGGTGGCTTGGAAGATGAATTTGGAATAATCCTATTGAACTGCCGTCATCTCCTATCACTTTTGGTCTTAATGAACTTTCACATTTTGCCACCGAAAGAAATTTATTTGCGTCTATGTTGTGACGAATAGCCGTTATGATTACAATTTCTTCAATGTCTTCAATAAAACATGGGGATATTGTGTCTAGTTGCAGTTTTTTAATAACAGCATCCTTTTCATTTTTAATGGCTAGTACTTCACCAATCAGTAAAGAAGTTAACATCACTGACATTACTATCACTATAATCAAAAGAATTTTCATGGTGAATTAAACTTTCACAGAAGGCGTAGGGGTTAAAACAATCGTATAACGAGTCTTTGTCAATAATCCTGTTCGTGTGATTGAGAATCCACTACCAACCTTAACTCCTTTGTCTTGCAACTCTTTGGCGAATCGCTGGGTGCCATTGTCAAATAATTTCTCACGCAAACCTTCAGAAGTTTCCATTTCGCAAACTAAACGCAAAATTTCTTTTTCTTCCCCGCTAAATCCAGCTTTGGTAACAAGTTTAATGTCTTTTAGTTTTTTAATGACAGCAGTTTCGCCGTCTTCAAGACTTAAAAAGGGGGAATTGGCTTTCTTTTTTGCTATAAAATCTCCAATTGAATCACTCATATTTTTTTTATTTATTATTTTTTAATTTCTTCCTCACCGAGTTTTACTCTAATGAGACCCGCCAAGCGCTCGACTTCGCTACGCGGTATTCTAACCCGATTGGAAAATCTAACAATCTTTGTCGGGTCAAGGGTTCTTTTTTCTGAAATCCAACGATACACCGTAACAGGATTTAATCCAAGATACTTCGCCACATTCTGGGGAGTCCATAGTATTTCAAGTTCTTTTTTGGGTTCTTCATTCATATATCTAGTATATTCTATTAAAAAAGAATGTCAAGTGGATAGCTATAAATAACTATGGATAACTCTGTTCTCCTCATCTACATCAGACATTACAGTAATGACACTACAATAATCAAGATAATCTGAATTAGCGCCAAAGACCCACTTAACCCCCTCAAATTCTTTAATAATGCCGTCATCCTGGTGTCTTTGTTTTGAAATGTCCTTTCCCCATACCCAAGCCCTCTTTGCTTCAAGGGCAACGAATGTGGCGAAACCTTGGGGGTCTGCGCCATTGGTTTGGTCTATCCACTTTTTTAAGAATCTTTTTGAATACATGTCGAGAGCATGGCGTGAAACATTGATGTGTTCATCATTGAACTCGGATTCTTTAAGTTTATTCTTGGCAATTTCTAACCACTCTTTGGGAAAGTTTTGCGTCAGCATCCACCTTAAATATGAATTAGGAAGTTTTTGAATTTCCGTGCCAGCATATTTGCCGACATCAATTTTAATTTTTTCTTCTTGGTAATTCATCTTTTTTATTACATTCTTTACACCTCATAGAGAGTTTTTCTCTTTGATTTTTTCTACATTCTTTACAATGGTCTCCTCTTCCTCTTTTTTTCATTGTTTTATTTCGCCATTTTCCATCTCAATTATATTGTGACCATTTTTCTTTATTGAGTCTCCATCTACTCTCGAAACAAAATATTGAAAATCATCATTTTCAATTTCTTTCAAAAATGCCTCAAATGTTTCGCCATCCAAAGTTTCTATTCCATCAATGTTCACAATTTTGAAATCATTATTAAGCGACCTCACAATCTGAAGTCCAAACTTTAATTGTTCTGAACTAGACAAGTTGTCTAAACTCACGCCATTGATTTTGATGTCATTGCCGTCAATAGTAAGACCTTCTACTGGAAGTTTGGCTTTCTTAATAAGGTCTTCTGGTATTTCTTTGGTAAGTTTTTTAACTATAACATCGAGTTTATCTGCTTCTTCAATAGCCGCACTTAATTCCCTGCGCACTTCCTCGGCGCGCTTCACAGTGAACACAGTCTCGCGCTGGCTTTCAAGTTTAACTAAAGATTCTTCGGCGGCGGCGATACTCACATCATCAGAAATATCGAATTTCATGTCAAGCATCGCAACAATTTCTACCTCTAAATCAAGTAATTCGGCGCGGAGAGAGGTTTCTCGTTTTTGCAAGGTTTTAATCTTTTCTATATGGGCTTCGTATTTCTGTTTTGTAAGTTTGTCAGTTTGAATAGCCTCGCGCAATTTGGTAATTTGCTCTTCAGATGCAGACTTTGGGTCAAATCCTTCGGGAATTTTAGAATTCAAATCTTGGAGCGCCTTTTCTTTTTTGGTTGATTCGGCGTTGGCAATAGCCCGCTTGTCATAATAGAATTTACGAGCTTGCTCTACGACTTCAAGCGCATGGACATCATAATCAAGACCAGCGAGTTTTTCGCCAGTATAAATCGCCAGTTCATCTTGACTAATTGATAATTTAATGGCGTTAAGAAGATATTTTTTACGGTCTGCGGATTTAAGCTCGAAAAAGGAGATTGGGTTAAAGGAAAATATACCCATTATCCCAGAAAGATAAGAAGCTGGACTTGGCATCACCATTCCTTCTTTATTAGTAATTTGTAAGTAATTTCCCTTTTCTGTTAAAGTCCTTTTAATAGTAAGGTTGTTGTCTAACTCAATTGTGATTTCAGATTTTTTTGCATCGTGTCTTATGCACGATTCATCTATTTTACCATCAAAAAGAGCGCGAATTGCTTTAAGTAAACTTGTTTTGCCTTGACGATTCTTCCCAATAATAATGTTTGTATGCTTGGGTCGAAGCTCAATATCTTTAAGTTTTAGAAAGTCTTTTATTGTGAGTAGGGTAATTTGCATAATTTATTTGTTATGATTGGTAATTTTCAAACACTGGTCTAAAAAGGAGTCTATATCGTAATGAAGTTTCATTGTGTTGCACATTGCGCAACAGGGAACGATGTTGCCATCAATGTATCCCTTGCTTGAATCTACTCGGTCTATTCCTATTGTTGGAATCGTGGTTCCACAATAATCACACGGCTTTTGCCAGAACGACATAAAGACATCAAAAGAAATATCAAAAATCAAATTTCTTTCTTTCGCTCCGTTTCGATAGTCAGAAAACTTTTTATTTGGAGACATTCTTCGCTTCAAACGATAATCTTTCTGCCGCACCAAAATTTTGTCTTTATTTTTTAGGTGATATTCTTTCTGCCGTGCAATAATTTTTTCTCTATTTCTTAGGTAGCTATCGTGCTTCTGTTTTCTAATACTATCTTTATTCTCTGCGCGGTGAAATTTTCTTTTCGCAGAAATCTTATCTTTGTTTGCTACGCTGTACTCCGTCATCCTTGCCTTAATTTCATCTCGATGTTTTTTGTAATACTCTTTGTGTTTTGCCGAATGCTTATCTTTATTGTCTATGTGGTTTTGTTTTGCCCGTACTAAAATCTTATCTTTGTTTTTAAGATAATAATTTTTAAGATGCTCCTTTCTTTTTAATACATCTTTGTACGGCATAACAATTAAACTATTACCCAATCTTGCGCTAATAAATCACCTTCCGACACAATCCAAGAATGAAATTTATCATTTCTATGAATCGCCAGGAAGTTATCTTTTAAAAGACAGTATTCTTGTTCATCAACCCATTCTAATCTTCTAATTTTTTCCCCGCCTATAAGAGCTTTTATGGCATCGGGAAAAGAAAATTCCTTTTCATTTTTATTGATTATTGGCGGTAATGGGCTTTGTGAGTTGTTCTCGTTCATATTTTTTTTGTTTGCGTTGCGCGCGAACTGCTCGACGATGCAGTTTTTCCTTGCGCTTTTTATCACTCATCTTCCTTAAATTTTAATTCTTCTGATGTTAATTGTTCGACCTCATCAGTTCCATTGGTTATTTCAATTTTTGGCTTGGCTTTCTTTTTTACATATGGGTTTGGCATTGACGCTTTCAATTCTTTATTGCGTTGGGTAACAAGGTTCGTTGCTTCTAATACCCAACCTAATCCACAACATGAGGAGTGGTACTCGCAATAGGTTGCCAACCAGTTCTTTTGATATTGATGCTTGGCTTCAGAAAAGACAACCATTGGAGGAAGCGGAGCCACTTCGGGATTTTTGCTGGTGTATCCCTCATTGATAATATCTAGTGCGGGAATGATAATTTCGTCAACGAAATGAGGATTAAATTGGATAGGCGCGCCAATTACAGTGCAATCATCTTTACTTATATAAGAAAAAATACCATGAGGATTCACTAATTTATTTTCTGGGGAAGTAACCATATCTATATCGCATTTTTTACAATGAGGAATATTGTTTGAGAGAATAACATTTCCGCAAAGATTAGGGCATGTATATGATTCAAGAATCCTTTCCAACCACAGATAAGTCATAAGTTGAATTTGGTTCTGCCAAGCAATGAGGGTTCCCTCTTTTTCTCTCATCCAAAAAGAATCACTATGAACAGATTTGTTTTCGCCAATACGCAAAATTCCATCATCATTGATAGTAAAATCAGAGCGCCCGACAAGGGTGATGTTTTTGTATTTATATTCATATTCTCGTTGAGTGTGAACAACTTTGTCGCCAAGAGCTTGAACAATAAAATCTTCAAAGAGATTCCCCGCTTTAAATACGCCAAGTTTGCGCGCAGCCATTTCATTGTCTTTTTTAGCTCCAAGCATTTCGTGAATCACACCGCGCAAACATTTTGCGAGGGAAGTGGAATGCACAACACCTTCTCGGTGTGAAAAATAAGAAGTATCCTTATTTTTATTATCGTGAATTAGTTGCTCTTCAATTATTTTGGGGATGTTAATTTTGGAATGGGGGTCGTGAGTTTCCCCCCAAAAAATGTCTTTAATATATTTTTCTGCTTCTTGATATAATTTTATTGGCATATAATTTTGATTATTTTTATCTTTGTGTTTCGTACCGTTGTTTTTTTATAATTCTGCATTCCTTGCATCTTTTTGGTTGCATAAAAGTTATAGGAGAACCATTTTTATTTGTTTTTCCGTCATCAATTAGACCTTGCAAGAACGCTTGTTCTCCAGCCGTCCAAATGAAAGGTTCTCCGCACAAACAAATTAATTCGATGTTTTGATACTGGCTTTTGTCTTGATTCATAAATTAAATAATTATATTAAAGCATTATGGTCGTCTACTAAAGAAGTACAATCCCCACACCTTGGACATTGAACAAACTTGCCAATCTGCCCGCCAGTCCATCCGCAATTTTTACATCTTTGCATAGTAGTGCCACCGCCAGCATGGACAACGCCTCCTGTGCCATTGTCAAAGACTTCTTTACCGCAAATTTTACAAACATTATTTTGGGGTTGATTTGAATTTGTTTCAGACATTTATTTAAGTTTAATTGATAAAAATAGGTTTGTCAAGTGGATAGCTGTGAATAACTTACAATAACTTACAACTTCATTTTAAATCGTTTGTCATTTCCCGTCAACTCAACCATATCACATGTTTCTACGATTCGGGAAGCTATGCGGTCGTCAAGATGAATAGAGAGTTCTTTAATAGATAAGTTAGAAGTGAAAATCATTGGAAGCTGATGATTGTAACGATTATTGATGACCATATAAAATGTTTCGGTTGCCCAATCAGTATTGCGTTCAGCTCCAATGTCATCAAGAAAAAGCACTCCTTCATATTTCATTAACTCTTCTTCATTGCGTTTTTTGCTATAAGCATCTCGGCTTATATCAAGTCGAATATCGCGCAAGAGTTCGGTAGTATTCCAGAATCGTCCCCGCATTTTAGTTTTTGGCAAACACCATCGATATAGCGCATATGCAATATGCGTTTTACCTGTCCCAACAGCTCCATGAATATAAATACCTCTTTTTGTTTCTTTAATTGATTCAAATAATTTCCGTATATATTCTGGCACATCTTCATATTTCGCTTTTTCATAGCGAGCAGGAACAGATGGTATCCAGAGGACAAGCTCATTATTTTCTTTTGTTATGTTCATTTTTTTTATAGCATCAATTCCAATACCAACGCAAATTTTTTCCGATATATTCCCACATTTTATCAATTTCGTTATATTCTTTATAAAAACTTTCATCCGGCATATTTTTAAAATTGTAAATCAAATCAAGGGTAGTTTTGTATATTTCTTTCCTTTTTTCGTTCCCAGTTATACTCATTTCTTTTAATCTTTCCTCGCAAAATTCTTTCAATGGTGGAATAAATTGAGAAAAATAACTGTCAAATTCCCACTTAATTGTTTCATCGTAGCCATATCTCACTCTTTGATAAGCGTATTTTATTTCTCGTATTAAGTCTTTTATTTTTCTAATCATTAGAATGTATTTACACACCAATTTTTAATTTCTTGACTAACTTTGCCTGCTCTGCTTTCTTTTCTTGCTCCCTCAATACATCTGTGTTCGGCAATTTTAGATAAATATAATGTATAAGCAAAAATTATTCCAAAAATAATTAACCCTGCAAATGCTCCTTGTATCAATCCTTTTTGAAAACTATTCATTTTATTTTGTTATAAAATATATTTTTTAATGTTATTTTTATAAAAAATGTTTGGACATCTAACACTGTTTATCCATTCTTTTTTGGGCGGGGTTGCCCCTTTACTTGAATCTGCTCCAATAATTGCCAAATCAATTCCTGCCAAATCTAACGAACTCATATTACCCAAGAGAGGTTCAAAACTGATAAATTTATAAATTTCTTTCGGTAGTTGTTTTAAATAATTCAACCTTTCTTGACTAGCAAAATCTATTGTTACACCACATTGCACATTTTTTAAAAAAAATGGCGACTTTGGATTGGTTAGACATTCAAATTCCAAATAGCGTTTCGGATTTTTTGTTAAAAATTGGAAAGTGTGTCTCGGATTTTTTAAAATAGTTGCCATTATTGTTTTAATCCACTCATCTTTTACCCAATCTCCGAATAAATCAGCCATTGAGCAGATGAAAATCTTGTTCGGCTTCTTTAGTTTGTACGGCTCGGTTATTCTTTCTGAATGAAAAGTTGGCTGGAAATGCCCATCAAATCTCATCGCAATACGCCGAGCGTAGCAATATGAACAGCCATTAAGACATCCCGTAATTGGATTCCAAGTATAGTTAGTCCACTCAATTTTTGTTTTGTTCATATATTTTGTTATCTAATAATTCCTATCGGAGCCTTGCGAATTGCACGCAAGCTTCAAAATGAAGGGGTCTTGCTAGCAAGACTTTCTATCGCTCCTTGCTAAGTGAGAGGAATTGAACCTCCGTCTTTCCTGTGAAACAGCAACGCTCTACCACTGAGCTACACTCGGCATATAAGAGTAGATTCTAGGCTCTACTCACGCCTTTTTTTTGTTAAAGTGCAACTAATTTACCTTTTTAGGAAGAAGTTGCAACTGAATGACTTTTATTTCTCCTTTCTGGCTGATTTGTTTTAGTGAGAAATTCTGACACACTGCTTTGCCTATTCCGATATGCAGGCAATAATTTACTGTCTTGTAATTGTCAATGACTTCGTTTTTTTTCAAGCAGAACGCTTTCGTTATCATTGAGAACCTACTTTCTGGCAATCGGGGCAGAGCACTCTTTTAATTTCAACAGTGCCTTTTGCGACATAATCTTTCAGACTTTCACAGACTAACTTTGACGGGCTTTGCCAAGTTTGGTCATCTCTTCGCAAGTGCTTTCCGCAAACGCAGACTTTCACAATTACTTTTGCCATTTTAATCACCTACCTTTCCTTTACAGTTTAATTTTTCCGCAAAATAATTCACATAAACAACGAGGGCAAATTGTGAGGATGCTTTGTGTTTTGGTTGATAAATAAAACGATAAAATATATTCATCGGGCTTTATCCAAGTTTCAGAAAATACTCTAATCATCAAACAAATTTCGCAAATTTCTAAAACAGCATTGTCATCGTAAATTTCATAAAGGTCAAAGACTTTCAAGGGACATTCTCCTTTCTCCTAAAAGGGTTCTTCCAATTTTTTGGCTCAGTTTCTTTCTTGTGTTCTTCTATGTCTTCTGCGGAATAAAATGGCAAATGAATTACGCCATTAAGGAACGAACAAGCGAAAGCGAGAACTTGATGATTTATTTTATAATCGTGATTATGACCGCAGATAGGACATTGAATAATACCTTTCATTTTTCATCTGCCTTTCCTAAAAAAGTATGAAATAAAATACTGATTAGAGGTCATCACAGACAAGTAACCTGCACGACCTCTGTTCAGTATTTTATTTTTTTAAAAGAACTGACAATTCTGTATCTATTATATCACATTCCCCCGCTGACACCGAAAGTTTATGAAGGCTATTTAACGGCCTCTGGCAGACCTTCGGCGCCGAAATAATCTGCCAGCGGGGAAAAATGATAATTTAACTTTCACGATTCATCCCGTTCTGGCAAGTATGTGCTCGCCATTGTGCTTGATAATTTCTCCTTGCGTGGCGTTAAATTCTGCTTCCGTGATAGGGAAGAGATTTACGTCCCCGTGCCGCCTGAATAATACTTCTTTTTTGTTTGTCATATATTTTTTAATTCTAAATTTTAAAACGTCGGTTCATTTTCTAATAAATTTTTATTCTTTTAATAATAATTTTTTGTCTGATATTGGATTTGGAATAAAAAACCATTTTCCAGTATAAGTAAAAATGTTAGAGTCCTCTTTTTTTATTTGTTCTTGATATTGACATAACATTCTGCCCTTATTGGTCAGAGCTATTATTTGTCCTGTGTCGCTAAGAATGAGTTGAATAATTTTTTCTTTTTTCATATATTTTTTAATTTGTAATTTTTAAAATGTCGGTTCACGATTCTTCGGTCAAGTTTAGGGAAAATAAATTTTTGTTAATTCTATTGTGGAAAATTTATCAACATCCTTATTATTCGGCGGTTTAATTTCATCATTCCATCGTTCTTGATTCAGCCATGTTGTCGGGTGGGGAATGAATTGTCCTTTTTTATCAGTCCACTGGCGGGATTTCTTTTGATTCTCCAATGCTTCCATTATTATTTCAAATAAACTGTTGTCAACTTTCATCCGTTGCCAAATAGTGGCGGCGCTCTTTTTTGCCATTTTGCGCGGATATTCTTTCCAAAATATTTCAAACTTTTCGTGGTCAAAGGGCGGTAATTCTTCCAGTTCTTTAATGTAATCTCGCAAATAATCGTAATGATGACACATCTCCTTGTTCTTAATGCATTCTGGGCAATCCAAAGCCAATGATTTCAGCCGTTCAAGGTTTTTTTTGCAGAAGATGGTTGTATCTTGCATAATTTTTAATGGTTCATACAGTATGCGGCGGTTCTTTCTCTAATTCAATCTCCAATAATTTTCCTGCGGGATTTTTGTGGCGGGGAATAAAATTGAAAGTTATAGTTCCGCCAAACTTGATACGCTCGCGGTTTAGATATTCTAGCGCGCTTTTGTGGGCTTCGGTCAATACGCTTGCGTTTCTAATCTTCCCCGCTCTCGCCCAATACATTGCTGTTTGCGAATCAGTGTAGATAGCGAGCGAATCGGCTTTTTGTTTTCCTTCATTCGCCAGCTCTACCGCTCGCGCTATTGCAATCAATTCAAAAACATTGATGTATTGTTTGAGGCTTTCAACCCTGCCAATGGCAATTTTTTCAATACGCTCGTGGCTTTTATCATCTATGATTGCAATCTTGCCACGCGCAACATTCTCCTTGTTAGTATCGGTGTTTTTCCAATCAAAACTGGCATCGCAATAAAATGTTTTCATTGGTGTTGATTTTCTTTTTGGTATTCTTCGGTCATATAATAATAATTTTTCCAATACTCTCGCTTAATTCCCAACGCGCTTCCAAAATTGCCGACAAGATTCATTCCCTCTTTGCGCAGTTGATAAACTATCGCTCCAAGACGCAAAATATAATTTTCAATAGCCCAAAAATTATCTACATAACCAACCTCTGCAATTCTATTTTTTACCTTTTGATGTTGAGTCATTTTTTTATACGCTTGCGTCTTCGGAGAGCGCCACGCCATACTCGCGGAGTTTGGCAATGATTGTAGCATTCAATCCAATCATTGTTTTTTTGCCCCACTTTGTATAATATAGTCCTCTCTTATCATCTTTTATGCCAAGTAAATCAATCACTGCATTCAACGCGTCATCAATTTTTGGTATTAAGTTCTCCATAATAATAATTTGGCAATACTTCGCGCCAGTCAACCAATCCCACCCTTACGAGTATTTGCGTTCGCAAGGGCAAAGACTTGAAAAAGTTTTGAAACTCCTCCTCTGGCATTGCCTCTAATTTTTTTAATGTTTCTTGCATATTATTGTTTTTATTCACACACTCGCACTCTATCATTAAAGATTTCTATAATTGCTTTTGCCTTTGATGGTGTCGTTTCAAACAATATCTCCGACCCGTCCGTTCCCCTCCAATACACGCCAACCAATTCACCCCATCCATATTTTGCTTTTGGAACAATAGATATGACTTTATCGCAAGTCAGTTTTTTATGGATTCGAGGGTTGTAAACAATTCCTTTGGCATTTTTTAAATGTTTCATAAAATTATGATTCAATTTTATTTCCATCGTCATCAACGACACAAGAATATACAAACACCTCCCGACCTTTAAGCCCGCACTTTGCGCACTTTTGCGGAAAAGAGACTTCGTCTATTTCAAAGTCAAAACCTCCCTCATGTTCCCAATCGTGTCCTTTCTCCCCGCACTTTTTTTGCTTTATTCCCTTTTTCGTCAGTTTTTTTATTATTATCATAATTTTATTTTTAGACAAACTCTCCCAACCTTTCTTTTATCATGTCTGCGTCTGCTCTTAATGGGATAACTTTATATCCAGTTATCAAGTCGCCCTTTCTATCATCCACTTTTTCTTCAAACACTTTTGACTGCGCTTTTTCTTTTGCGTCCTCCTCGCTATCCGCAAAAAGCCACACAATATGCGTTACCATTATTTCTACTTTGTATTTATTTTGATTTTTCATAGGATACAATTTTATTATTTTACTTATGCGATACGCTCGCACTAGCGCGACTTTTATTTAAAAGGTTATTGCGCCCTTTAATCCCTATTATATCCATAGCCAAGTTGATATTGTTGTTAGCTACCTTACCCGTTATCAAATGCGAGGACTTGTTTATAGCGATATAATAGGAATTAAAAAACACAATTTTGTCAATAGTTCCTATATTCCGATAGCGTTGTGCGTTTAGGCAATTTTAAGGTTTATAACCCTCTGGCAGTTCCAGCCCATGCGCTTTGCATTGCTCCTGTTGCCAGTCCATAGAATACCATAATGGAAACTCGCGCGACTCCGCAAGCCATTTTTGGCATTCTATGACTTCATTCTTGCTCCATCCGATTGCCAGCACCAACGTAAAGAGTGCCAGCGCGGCGATGATTGCTACGGCTTGCAATATGTTTTTCATATTAGTAGCCGCTTACGGCAAGCGATTGATTTTTTTGGCGACTGTTCACATTCTCCACCATATACTCATCGCCACCTCCCGCGTTTAGGTCATAAAAATACTTCTTGATTCTTTCTTTGAGCGCGTGAAAAATTTTCTGTTCTTTTTCGGATAGTTCTGACGGTTCAAACATTGCTCCGCCCACTATTGAGCCAGCAATCCCACCGCCCAAATAGTTTTGATATGAACCCATTACCGCCTCCTCCACGTTCGGAAACAGTTCCGACACGTCTATTTTTAGCGTTCCACCACGATATGATACATTACACTTAATGATATGCGCTTCAATATCAAACGCATCCGCAATTTTATTTTTTAGTGTTTTCATAAGGTTGATACAATTTTATTAATTGTCCAGCGTTGACTATACGCCAGATTTTCCCAGTTGAGAGATAGCGCCATTTAATCGCGCCTCTTTTGTGTCTTCGCTTAACATGTCCCAGTCATCGGGCATTAACAGCCCCCTGCTTTCAAGTCCCGCCTTTAACATTCTAGTCTTCCAATCATTTTTTTCTTTTTGTGATTTCCCAAAAACATCGCCAAGCATTGCGACCAGTCCGACAGACCGCAAGCCCGCCATCCCTTCGGCTTCTTTGGCTTTGCGTTCTATTTCAAGTTCTGTTGCATTCCGTTCTTGCTTGACCTTTTCAAGACCAAACACATACGCAATGTGATTGATATGCTTTGATGTAGTTGTTGACCAGTAACCATGCACATATAGTTTACCATTGATTTTATCAATAGTAGCCACATGTGTATTATAACTAAACACTTTTAATCCCTCAATGTGTAGATTTTTCTTGTATTGCATAATTTTAATATGCCCTATGCATAACACTATCAGAATATAGAAACTATTTAAAAATATATTTTAATGTTCTGTCTATTATTGACAACATAAGAGAAGATAAAACCAAGATAGGGATTATTTGGAGAGAATCTGATACAATTTTATTTATAATCTTTTTTAGCGGGCAATTGTGCGAACACAAGCCATCGCTGTTTTAAGATTCTCACCTCACCGCACACCCCAGTCTTATCCTCTTTTATGTTGTCAATTAACTTTCTAACTCCATCCTACTCTTATTTTTTATGTTGTCAAGCGTATAACTGTGTATAACTATCAATAACATAAGATAACATTATATTTTAAACATTGTCAAGTTTATTGATTGGATTAGTATTGACTAGGTTTAATTTATGTGTTGTGCTATTTTGGGGCGCTTATATTTTAGTTTAAATAGATATTTAATTAGGCGCGGTTATAGAGAAGATAAAGGAAGGCAAGGAGAGGGGAGAACTCTCATTTTTATCTCCTCCCCTCACAACACATATCCTATCTTTGTCAAGCGAACACTATCTTAATCTCTTCCAATTCCGATTTTAGGTAGTGGGTATGTTCCTTTCAAAGGTTTGTAAGTCGTAGGGGACACCCCAACCTAATTTATATATCTGGGGTAAAAGTCTTTTATATACTGGGGCTTATGGTTTTAGGCAGTCTCTTCCCCCTCTTGTATTGGTAAAAACAAGAGTAGCCATATTTATATGGTTTAGTCCCTCTATGGAGTTTTACTAGGTCTTTGGTGTCTCTTCTCGCTAATATAGTGAGAAGAAGAATATATTGGGTGTGAATGGGATGTCATTTAGAGCGACATCAACCCAGTATAGCCTCCCTTACCTTATTCGACTTTATTAGTTGTTACCTTCTAATAAAATCGAGCGCGCTCGGTTGCGTATCCGCTTTGGTAAGACCCCTTGCGCAACAGTCAGGCATCAAGCCTTCATCGAGATTCCTTTATTCGACTCCTGCGAGTGAATAATAGGTTTTCGCCTAGGAATTGAGGAGGAATGGTTACCTCCAGTCTGTGGTCTCCATAGGATTGAACAGGTGTTATTTATCAATATATAGGGATTATGCCGACATTCCACGAACTTTAGGCAAAATGTGTATATTGAATTGTTGTTTTCTTGTAATAAGTTTACAAGACACATAAAACCCCCAAGAATTACTCCTTGGGGGTTTTATGTAAGAAACTCGATAAAAACAATGCTTCTGGTATTATCACCAGAACTCAACACATTGTCGAGACGGACTGCGTATTGAATTCTGTTTATAATGTTTAACATAATTTTTATATGCGAATTTCTTAACCTCGCATATTGAGTATAGCAAGCCGACTATTCTTGTCAAGTGACAAATGTGAAAATTTGTGCTATATTGTTTTTATGGAAGAAAATGATAAAGGAAGTAAAATTGAGGAAGGAACTAAAGTTGATTTAAAATATGCAAAAACATCAATGCTGGTAGGGAAGCAATTTTACGGCGGCACTTTTGAACGATTTATGAAAGTGGGAGAGGTAAAAGAATTTATCGCCGCCTTTAAAGATTTTTATTACCAAGAAAAAATTAAAGACCCCAATGCTCGCTTGGCGGAAATTCTACAGAATTTTAATAAAGAATTTTGCGCACCGAGCGGAAAGAAATTTCATCCTTACACGGCTCAAGTCGCATGTTGGCGCGCCAAATGGGATTTGGATTTGATGCAACAACTGCAGGATAAAGAATTAAAAATTATTGAGCGTAAGAATATTCATCAGCTTATCAAGACGCGCGACGATGAACGGAATTTGGTTCTCGGCGCTCCTGACGATAATTCTTTGGAGGCGGGAGTAAGAACTCTTGGAGGAGAGCTTTTAAATGATGCGACCCAAATGCTCCGCGACGACCAGGAGTTGGAGGAAATTTATGACGATGAAACTCTTATTAAAAGAAGAAATTATATTGTTAATGTATTTTCCCATGCCACTAAACTTGTTCATGGCAAAGCGGCGTTGATGTTGAAAGCCTCGGCGGAGAAGAGAGATACGGCTGGATTTTTAATGAGTCTATTAGCAAGAGGAACGGCAGGTAAGATGTCAGACGAGGAGATGAATCTTTTAAAAAGCGCTTATGCGCCAAAATTAAACAGTGAAGCCATTAAACAAAATGAACCAGCCGCACATTAACCGATTCAGTTTCGATTCTCTGGCTAAAAACTTTCTAGTATCCACTATGGACGCGGAAACAAAGCAGAGATTTGTCGAAATGATTGAATCTGAACGTCGAGGAAGAGAAGATATTATTTATTTCTCTGAAGAAACACTTGGTGTCCCTTTGAATGATTATCAAAAGAAATGGTTAATTAGAACCACAACCCCGCGCAATAAATGGATGGAAAAGTTCGGCGACAAAATTGAAGATATTGGGGGGTTTATTTTTGGTTCAAACATCTCTTCTATAGGCAACCAGTCTGGAAAAACTGTAGGTATCGCCATTAAGCATATTTGGTTCAATAAATATAAAATCGGAATGGAGCTAGAGGCGAATCTTATTAACCAGGCGCATTACGCAACTTTGAATATTTCTCCCCACAGTCGCCAAACCAAAGCATGTTATCAACATATTAAAGATATTTTGAGCGGGCAGTTTATTATAGATGAAGACGGCAAAAAAAGATTAAATAATTTAAGTCCTTTGATGCGGGAATTTATTGTCGGTGACAATACCAATTTGGGAGAGATACGCTTTGCTAATAAATCCGTGGCTTATTCCGTTCCCACTGGTCAAGACCAAGCATCATCCCTTGCTGGCGCGCAGTTTGGATATATTAGTTATGACGAGTGCAGTCAATCGCTTCACCTTAAAGAAGAATTGGGCGCGAAGATTTTATCTCGTCTTATTAAATATGGATGTTGCCTCGATTTGATTGCCACCCCAGAGGTGGATAGTCCAAGCCACCAGTATTATCTCCACATCGTGCGGATGGGAATGAAAGGTATTCAAGGATGGTGGGCTTTAACCAATATGGGAATGGATGATAATAAATTTATTCCCAAAGAACAAAGGGAAAGAGCCAAGGCTTCTCTTTTGGCTACTGATAAAAAAAGATATAGACAAGTTGTAAAAGGTGAATTCATCACTTCTGGCAAGCGTTTTTTTGACAGTTCGGAAATAGAGAACTTGTGGAAATTGCCAGGGAAAAAAGATTGCCAAAAAAACGGAAAATATCTACTTGTCGCCGATTGGGGGTTTTCTGATAGTGGAGACGAATCGGTATTTATGATTCTTGACTATACAAATTTCCACATTAGTGGCAAAATAGATGTGGCGAATCACGAATCAATTAAAGGCGGTTCACCCCAAATGCAGTTCTCTCTTCTTCGCACTCTTTATGACCAATATACTTGGTATGACGATGATGGAGTCACTGCTCATCTCCCAACCTTTTTGACCGATGCGCAAGGACTTGGCGGAGTGGTTATTAAAAAATTATTGGCGCTGCTCAAACCGCATAGTTTTGAGATTGATAAAGATGAGGCGCTTTTTCTGACAAAGGGAGCAATGTCAAAAGGCAGAGATTATATTGAATCCGAAGTGGACGGAGCTATAATTGAGAAGAATCCAGATTATGGAATTGTTCGTTCTTATTACATTGATGAATTAAACGAGCAGTTAGGCTCTTACCATGTGGAAGACAAAAAATTGACAACTGATTTTACAATGACTTTGATGATGGGAATTTCTTATATTGTTAAAAAAATGCCGAAGACACCTATTAATAAAGTTGTATTCAATCATTTGGCGGGATATAATGCCAGTATTATTAAATCCCCGACGCAAATAATTTTACATAAATAAAAACACATGGGATTACTAACTTTTATAAAAGGAGGAATGTCGGTTGGAGAAACAAATCCTCGCGCTGTTGAATTGGCGAAAGAAATTACTTCTCTTGAAGGGACAATCCGTCTCGATTGGACTCGTCGCGTGTATGGGGACGGCGTATATTCTGGGTACCAAACACTCCGAGATTTCTACAAAGGAAAACAATGGTCATTTAGGAAAGAAGGCGGAGGCACAATGCGCACCTACAATTATTGTTTCACTATTGTGGAGAATATGACGGCGTTCTTGACCAATGAACCTCCTCAAATTTCTTGTCCCCCTAGAAGTGTTACTGACCCAGTAGAGCGAAGTCTGGCGGAAGGTCGCACAAAACTTTTGGATGCGATTCACGACGACAACGCGCTTTCTCTTGTTTTTCAAAGAGCCGTCCGCACAGGGTCAATCACGGGCGATGCTTTTATTTTCGGAGCTATTCCCACCTTTAAAGCAAATGAAGACGGAGTAAAAACTTTTGACCGCATTCGTTATTGGAATATCGAAAAGCCAGAACATATCCAAGTTCTTTGGAAAGATGAAAACTTCACAGAGATGGACGGCTTTATAAAAAAATATCGCATCTCCGTCGAATCGGCTAAACGGCTTTTTAAAGAAGAACTCAAAGATAAGAATTTTCATATTCAAGCGGACTATGACGCGGAGAATCCAAGCGAAACCCAAAAATCAGAAGTGCCGATGGTAACAGTTAAAGAATTGTGGATGGAGGATGAGTATTTATTGATGTTTAATAATGACAACAAACCTATTCATTATGTGAAACACGATTTTGGTTTTGTTCCACTCCAATATGTCCCCAACATTCATCTTCCTGGCGAACCCAAAGGGACATCAGATATTGAACATGAGCTTGACCCCCAGCAAGAATACAATGAAAGGGCATCGGATATGGCGGACATAATCAAGGAAATTTCCAAACCTGCCTATTGGGGCAAGAACCTTGACAATCTTACAGAAGTAAGGTCTGGTCAAATTGTGATTTATCAAGTTGGTGATGATGGCGACATTCAAGCGATGCCGAAAAGCGGTAATGTTTTTCCAATGGAAAGTTATTTAAACGACCGCAAAAACGACATTATCGCGCTTTCGGGTTTAAACCAAGTTCTCTATCCAGGCAATCAAGTTTTACAAGCAACAGGGCGAGCTCTTTCGGTTGTCATGCAGGGAGTCAACAACAAAGTTTCTCTTCGCAAAGAATGGTGGATTCGCGCCCTTAAAGAACTCAATAAATCAATTCTCTTTCATGCCGAACAATTTATACCGCAAGCGAAACTTTTAATCGGCGGATTTTATAAAACTGATGTCTTTATCAGCTCGGTACTTTTGAGAAGTGTGGTTGATGAAATTTCCAAATTCCAAGCCAAGGTACAATCCTTGACAACTACGCAACACAATGTCGGAATAAGCAATCCAAGCGAGGAACAAAAATTAATGAAAGAAGAATTACAGGATGAGATTTTAGCCACTGAAATCGCCAAACAGCCTGGTCTTCTTCATCAAATTCTCGCTGACCGAGTGGCTCAAATGAATCAAGCCACAGGAGGTGGAATTACGGGAGCAGGAATGGGTGGTATAAATGGACAACCTCCACCAGTGACTAGCGATGAGGATACTGCGGCGGGAGTTCCGCCAGCGGCGGGAGTCGCCTCGCCTGTAAGCCCGAAAGCCGCAATAGCGGGCAACGCCGCCAGAGCGGGCGGAGTGGCGGTAAAACCAAAATAAATCTATGGCAAAAGAACTTACCACAAAATTTTCGGTTGATTTGAGCGGAGTTGTTGAAAACTCCATTATTGCCGTTCGCAATATCCGTAAAAACGAGCAAGCGCGCAAAGAAGCGGAATTTCAGCGGGCTATTGCCAACGGACTTTCTTATGAAGCCCAAATTTCCATGCGCGAAGCTCAATTAGAAGAAGAAAAAAAATCTTCTCTTTTTGATGCTGATTATAGTGGCACTCTGGAAAAATCAATTACTGACACTAAAAAATTAAATCGTTTTAATAAATATAGAACTCGTTATGCCGAATCTTTAGGAGAATTAAGTTCTGGTAAAATAAATGAAGAACAATATCTTTCAGTTTTAAAGACTCAATTAAATGGAATTGACGACCCAGAACTTCGCCTTGAAATTCAAGGAGATATTGCTACTGCAGAAACAAAAGTAAAAACTTATAAAGATACAATTTTGAGCAATCAAGTAAAAAAAGCGAAATATGATGGCACAAAAAATGCCCTTGCCGAAGTTATCTCCAAAATAAATACTGCCCGCGCCCAGGCTTTAATAAGCGACAATCAAGATGAGGTTATTGCGTATGATGAAACTCTTTCGGCTCTTAATTCACAACTTTCATCCACTCGTATTCAAGATTCAATCACTGATTTCCATGTGAAAAGTTCCACGCGCGGAGTTAATCCTGTTGAAAAATTAAATTACATCAATTCTGAAATTCAAAAATCAGACCCGAATACCGCTATTAAAATCGGCGACAGGACATATGCTTCCGCCCAGCAATTCTGGTCTCTTGAACGAGATAATTTTTTGGCTGGCAGTTCTCAAATTTTCGGCAAATTTTTTGATGAATTAAGCGCGAATGTTAAAAATTCAATTAACGAAGAAGGTAGTAAATTTCTTAAAATGCCTCAATTTGTTCTTGATAATGCGCTTACTGTTTTTAATGAAGTTCGTAGCAGACCAGAGGCTGTTCCATTTTTAGATAAACTTAATAGTGTTCAATCATCAATAATGAGCGAGGCAGTGGATAAAGTGGCAAGACAAATTTATGAAGTTGGTTCTCAACAATTTGATTTTGAAAATGCGGATATACAACTCCAAAATTTTTCAACTCGTTATGGAGTGAATGTGGATACTTATAGAACTGCCTTGAGAAATCAAAATGTTGCTTTCGCCAAAGAATCTGCGGAATTGTTGGGTAAGGAAGAAGCAGAAAAAAGAACAATTACAACCGATTTACCTATTCCAAAAATTGATTTGGAAAAACCAGTGGTTTTAGAAACCCCAGTCAAGCCAACTGAAACCCCAACCCCAATTCCAACCCCAATTCCAACTACCGTCATACCCCCAGTCAAGCCAAAAATTTCTGAAACAATAGTGTCAACACCGCCTGCATCAAAATCCGCGTATACTGGGTCGAGTATTGTAGATTATCTTAAATCGGTTGGGCAAGATAGTTCAGTTGTTTCGCGCGCTAAAATTGCTGTTGAGAAAGGAGTTGTCAAATCAGAGGATGAATATTTAAAAGCGGCACAAACAAATGAAAATGCGACAATGAATACAAAATTACTTGAATCATTAAGAAAAGAACAATAATTTTATGGCAAGCATTATTCAACAAAGAGCATTGCAACAAATTTCAGATACGAGTTTTGCCCGCGCAAAAAAGCTCGCTGCTTTGGCTATTAAAACAAACACTGATAATTCTGGCAGTCCCACTGCGCGAGGGTATGAACAAGCATTGGTTTATTTGCAACCATTTATAGATTCTGGAAAAAAGAGCGAAGCATTGGATGCGCAGACTCTCATAGCTAGTTATAATAATTCTCTTGATAATCTTTCTTCAAAAAAACGAGACCAATCAGAAACAGTTGCCGCTTTTAAACTTCAAGAACTGGATTCCTATTTCACCACCTTTGACGGCGATATGGGAAGTTTTAGAAATCCTGCTAGTTTGATTGGCGCGACTTCAGAAGCTCTTGATTCTTTACTGTTGGGAGTTATCAATGCAATTGATGAAAGGTTAGCGAATAATGATTCAACGGATGCTCTTTATTCTTATATGAATGATTTGAATAAAAGAGCTGATAAAATGCGTGATTTAAGAAATAAATTTGATAATGGGGAGCTTACTGGGAAAACTCTTGACGGATTTGGTTATTATGTTGATACCAATCCTATTGATGGAAGTATTCGCGGAGCGGCTTTACTTCCAGTTGGTCTTGCGCCAGAAGATATTTCAAAAGGATATAGGCGATTAGAAGCTACTACAAATATCGGCGGAGCATTATTGCCTATATATGCCCCAGCGCAACAAGATGTTATGGGTGAATATGTTGCGCGAGTTGGCGATGCTAGTTGGAGTGGTTCTGGTAATGGAGCGCTTCAAGCCGATAAAGCAAAACAATCAAAGAATCTTTTTCAAGAAGGAGGATTTAATATTGGCGATGGTTCAATTTTCCCTGTTCGTAAAAATCAAATAGATAAAGGTTCATTTGGAAGAGGATTTATTGGAAAAGATGCTGAAGGGAATCCATTTGAATCTATTTTTTACAGAGGCGCTGACAATAAACTTTATTCTGTTGACCAAACAACTATTGACCAATTCAAACAAGACCCGTTGTTGAGCAAAAAACTTGATGGATATGTTACACAATTTAGTCCAAGCGAAGTGAAAAATCTTTCAAAAGAAGCCGTGCCTTATTCCCAAGAAAAAATTGGATTTGAAAGTAGAATAAGCGGATTCCAGTCACAAATGGATGTGGCTCAAACCGAAGCAGATAGAATGCAAAATATGGGATTCTTTGGAAAAATAAAAGAGGGATTAGGCGCGATAGGCGAGGGTGTTAAAGCTCGTCAAGAACAGCGTTCAACATCTTTTTTTGAAAATAAAAATGTTCCCAATAAGCCAGAAGAAGCTCCCACTGGAGGAACTTCAGAGAACATTATAGAAACTGGCAAGCAATTTTTCCGAAAAGTCGGTGGATTTTTTAGTGGCAGACCGCAATAAAAACTATGCCAATTCAAAATACCTATAATCCAAATCCCTCTACAGTGGATAGTCTCCTGCGCCAGCGACAAACACGGGTTGATTTGGGGCGTGAACAGGGATTGATTCCAGAAGCAGAACCAACACCGAAAGTTCCCGAACCATTCAAGCCTTTAGGGGTGGAACAAACCCCAGATTATAAAGGAAAACCATTTCATACAAAAATTACGGAAGATGCCGCACTTCTTGCTTATGCCATTCCAGTTGGATTGGCTCAAATAGCGACTCACCCAATTCAATTTTTAAAAGAAGCTCCTGGCGCAATAATACAAAGTGTTAAAGATGTGGTTGACCCCAATTATTATAAAGCACATCCTCTTCTTGGTGTTTTTAATCTTACTGGTTTCGTTGCTCCGATTGCTGGCGCGGCAAAAGCAGCTGCAATGAAAATAGCGATGAGAACAGCATTAAGCACTGGTATAAAAGAAGCCGTTACTCTTGGTGTTGAAGAAACTGTGGCAAGGTCAGCTTTATCTATTGGTATGAAAGAAGCAGGAGGTATTCTTTTAAAAAAGGGAGCTTTGGGTAATGCGGTATGGCAGGCGGCAAAAACAGGGAAAATAGAAATTGTTACCGAAGTTGCAAAGAACCTTTTAAGTAAAACAGGAATAGCTGATGATGTTGCTCTACGTGTTGCTTCTGAAATCTCAAACAATCTTTATACCACATTTTCACGACAGACAACTAAAATGAAAGTGTTAGAATCTGTTGCTCATCCAATTGGCTCAACGGCAAAATATGTCACAGAAAAAGTTGACCCCCTCCGTAAAATACTTTTTGGTTCTCCATCAGAAACTGCTGTTGCCAAATTATATGGAGCTGATACTGTTGCCAAAAACCCCGAAGGGTTTATTGCAATTGAGCTTTGGGCTGAAGCTCAACTCAAAGAACAAGGTTTGGAAAATAGTGTTGCCAATCGACAGCGTATAATGCAAAACTGGGTGGAACAAAATTCTCAATGGGCGGCGCTTACCCCAGAAGAAAGAGTTGCTCATTTTAAAAACTACGCCGAGTCTGATTTGACCCGTCTTGCAATACATGAATCGACTGGTCTTGACGTTATTACAGTCAAAGCGCTTCCACAAAATTATGTTGATGCGATGATTGAGACTCTTAAAGAAGCTCCAGCGGATTTTGATGTCCCTAAATTGATGGCATTGATGGAAGACACTTATGGCAGAGATTTTACTAATCATTCCGCCGAAATTAACAAAGCTCTCTTAAAAGGAAAAACAAATATTCTTAATCTTGCCTCCAACACAAAAGAGGAGTTAATAAATGTTGTTTCAAAATTGGGCGATAGCCGTTCAACTATTTCTTTTGCTAAATTTTCACCAGAAGTGCAGACTCTAGCTGAACAACTTGAGAAAACTGGTTATCGAATTGGCTATGCTCCGACACAGAAACCTGTGTCTTTTGCGGCAGATATTTTTGAAGGAGCTGTTCCAAAAACTCCAGCAGGAACGCCGAGTGAGATTGCTATTACTTCTTTTCGAGGGAAACCAGTTTCTTCGATTAAAGAGACTCTTCCTTATTATGAATCAACTCGCGCAAAAGGATTTGAAAATTCCTTAAAAGAAGCCGATGTTGTTGAAAAAGTTAAAGTGCAAGGTGTTAAAAAAACAGCTGGGTCTTGGGAGGGGAATATTGAACCAAGTTTTATTGCCAAAGTGAATGGAACTATGGAAAATAAATTAGCATATGCCGCAAGAAGAGGATTAAAGGGAAACCAGGATGCCGTAGCGATATTTACACCTGGCGAAGGTAGTGGGGCTAAATATGTTTTTAAGGATTTAGTTGACCCAGACCAAGCCCTTAAAGAAGCTCATGCTTTAGGTATTTCTGGGGCGACTATTGACATCAAGAACTTAATAGTATATGATGGAGATGGAAGTTGGGCTTCTGGCATTAAGGAGCTAGCAACTAAATTAAAAGTTAATCCTAATAAAACTAATGGAATCTTCAAACTTATCACCAAACAAGAATATCCAAGACTCATCGAAAATAGAGGAGTCAGAGATAATCTTCATCCCGACCTTATATCCAGGGATGGAAAAACATTTTCAATCTCCGCCACTCAAGCCAAACGAACTGCCTTCGGAAACTGGATTGACCGACTCGGATTCTCTCCCAGTGGAGTAATTGAAGGCGCAGCGGAATTTTCATATAGAGAAAACTTTACTCAAGGCATACTTGGTGATTTTGCAAAAAAGCACGGCAGTATTATAAAAGCCAAAAGCATCTCTTCGGCTGGACAAGTCTCAATTCCCATTGAGAAACTTTTTGAGTGGTTAGATAAAAACAAAGCTGTTATTCGCGGAGTGAGAGAAAAATATACTCTACCAGTACGAACTGTTTTCGACTTAAAAGAAGCCGATTTAATTCGTGCTGGTTTTAAGTCAGAAATTGCCACAGATATTGTTGGAGTTTCTAAAAAAGCGCTCATTGAAGTTCCAACTTCTGTCGTAGGAATGGGAGATAAGATTGTTAATTTTTTACGCACAAGAAACAAGGGATATAATTCTTGGATGAGTAGTATATATGACACCTATTTGAAAGCGGCGTATAGAGGTCGTTATGATTTAAGTCCATTTTTTAGCGCCCAAGAATTTGTCGAAACAAAACTTAATTCCGCTCTTTTTCTAAAAGACCCAAGCCTTTTAGCTGGTGGACGAACTATTCAAAAACTAGGCGCTTGGACAGCTGGTAGGCTTGGAAAAAAACTTGAAGGAACAGCAACATACCTTCGCGAAATTATTGAACAACCACCACTTAATGAAGTGGTTGCGGTTCGTGATGAAATTCTTGGCACTTTGCAAAAGACGATGCTTGATTATACTTCCAGCCCAGATATTATCGGTATCCAAAATACGGCAATGGGAATTAAAGGTCTTGCAAGTGAAGCTGCTTTTGAACAGTCAATTAAATCTCGTAATCTTTGGTTTGCCATAACTGGACAATCTTCAGTTCGAATGGCAACGACATTTAATAAGGCTCTTGCCAATAAATTTGGCATGACTCTTGAATCCGCCCTTGATTTTACAATGGAAGAAGGTGTAAAAAAATATAGAAATCCTCAAATGATTCAATTGATGCGCGAAGCGACACAAGAAGTGTTTCATTACAAACCTGGTTTTTTGACTTCGCCCCTTATTAAAACAATGAACATTATTTGGTTTCCGTTTCGTTTTGAAGCAAAGACTGTTTCCCTTCTTTCAAAATATGTAAGCAATCTTTCTCCAGCAAGCAGATTGGTTGTGTTAAATAATTGGGTGCATTTTGCGAATTGGGCGGGAACAGATGAAGGCATTGAATGGAGAAGAACTAATCGAAATATGTTTTATAACATTCTTTCTTATGTGACCGCTTACGAACAAATGGGGCAAGGTCTTGAAGCTGTATCAAAAGGAAGATTTTTCGGCGGCAATGCGGGGTTAATTGGAGCAGTTCCTTTTGGTTTTGTTGTTAATCTTGCTAGAGAACTGGCAGTTCTTCCAGAAGATGAAGACCAATTTGACCCTAAAACTGGGAAGCGTTTTACAAAACAAATTCCGCGCGAATTGATTTCAGCGGCAACTTTCGCCAATGCTCTGGAGCAATTAATGATAAGTGTTAGTCCCTCCACTCCTTTTTATTCTTTGACGGGTGGAGTGATTGGCGGTGTATCGCCAAGAAAAATTTATGAATCATTGGTGCGACAAGTTGTTGGAGCGGGAAAAGGAATTATAGAAGGGAAAGACCCTGCACGTGGAAGACAAATACTAGAGCGTGATTTTAAGCGTGTGCCTTTGGATTATAATAGATTTGCTCAATAATATGGAAGATTTACTGAAAGGTATTTTAGGGATAATGGGAGGATTGGCTCCGATTTTAATTTTGATGTGGTTTGATTCCTAAAATTCTGATATAATAAATTTAGTTATTCACAAGTAAGTTTAGTCCACTTGCTTGACATTAAAAAATAAGGTATTATAAAAATAAATTTATGAACGAAACAGTCCCCCCTACGGCGATACCGAGTGGAATACCTCCCACTCCGCCAGTAGTCACCCCTGTGGTTAATCCGCCAGAGACGGTCTCTCTGACAAAAGAGGCGCATGACCAATTAAAAAGGGATGCCGCGCGCGCATCAAGCAATCAGCGCAAAGCAGACCTTTGGGATAGAAATCAAGGAGGCAAAGGAAGTCATTTCAAACCTACCGCCCCTGCGACTCCGCCCTCGGAAGAGGAACGAGCGTCAGTAGCCGCGGCAGAAGACCGAAAAGCGGAGCGAGGCTTGCTTTCATTAGCAGCCGACCCAGCTTTCCGAGAAGTGTTTGATGCAGACCCAACCCTTCGCAACCTTATGACATCTAACCCATTAGCGGTTTTGCCGATGCTTGCTCCCGACGCGCTTGATGCAGAGGATGCAATCACATTAGTAAAAGAAGCTCTTGGCAAAAGAGCCAAGCCAGCTACCCCGCTCGTACCGCCCACACCGCCTGTTTCACCCACTCCGCCTGTTGGCGCGATAAACGCGCAAGACAAACCCGTGAATGCAGAGGTTGAAGCGGCGCGCAAAATTCCGAATACTGAACGCGCAGTCGCAGGAATGATTGGCGCTAGATTGAGGGAAAGTAAGGGGAAGAAATAAGAAAAGACAAATGGTCTTTAGTCAAGATTATTTGATATTAAAACTTAATTTTACAAATTTATGGCTTTAGCTGCAACAACTCCTTTAGCGTCTTATGACCAAAGCGCTGGTGAGTTTCTCGACCTTTCTAATGAACTTGCGGAGATAATCAGACGGGACAATGTTTCGTTCTTATCTCGCGTTGGTATCAGTGGAGAGGCGACAGAAACCACCCATTCTTGGATGGAGGATTCGCTTAATGCGAATACGGTTACCCTTGATGAATCGGGTTTTGATTCATCTGAAACGGATATGACTTTCGTATCCACCACTCCTCTTCGGATTGGTTCTTTGCTCCGAAATGTGTCGGAGGCTGGAAAGACTGAAGTTATTCAAGTTACTTTAGTGGATTCTGCTACTATCTGTACAGTTGTTCGAGGTTATGGTTCCACCACTGGTGAAGCTCATAGCACGGGTTCAACTTGGAATGTTATCAATCCCCAACAAGAAGGACAGGATGCTCCTACGGATATAAGTAAAGTTCGCACGAAGGTGTCGAATTATACTCAAATCTTCCAATATGGAATCAATGTGTCGCACACAATGAGGTCTGTATTGCAGGCGGGAGTAGCCGATGAGTTCACTTTCCAGGTTGCTCGAAGGCTTATGGAAGCCATGAGAGAGCTTGATGCTTCTCTTGTTGGTGGTATTAAATCAGCTTCTGCTGGTTCGGATTCTGTTTATCGTTCAATGGGCGGTATTCTTGAATTTGCCAACCAAGCGACTGGTAATTTAAACACCACTTCTGAAGCCCTTTCTCTTTCCGTCGTAAATGCGATGGCAAAGCAGATTTGGGATGACGGCGGATACCCGAACTTTATCCTCGTTGGAGGCAAACAGAAGAGAGCAATCTCTACTTTTGACCAGTCAGCAAGGCGTTCTGTTTATGACAGCACAGTCGCTGGATATGTAGTGGACAGAATTATTACTGATTTGGGTTTTGTGCTTGATGTTATTGTTGACCCTTGGATGCCCGATGACACTGCCATTGTTGGCGATTTGAACAAGTGCCGTGTTCTTCCTCTTCGCGGTTCTGCGATGAGGGCAGAAGACCTCGCCAAGACTGGCGCTTCTTTCAAAGCCCAGATTTATGGTGAATACACCGCTGAATTCAGAAACGCAACATCGGCTTTTGCCCACCACAATAATTTGACCTAGTCAAGTTATAGTTCTCTTTCTGGTTCTCTACTTTAAGCAGAACTAGACCCCAAAAGGGTCGAACTTAATGGATAAACAAAAATAAAATTTATGGCTATAACACGAAGTCAGACACAATTTGGTAAAGAAATGCCATCATTTGACCAGGCAAAACCTGGTTATGACAGATTGGTGAATAGCATTAAATCTGATGACATTCATCCTAATGTAATTCAGTATGCGGAAGTTGCCGTTACTGTAGCAGAAATGCTTGCTATACGCGCAACTCCGAAGACTCTTATTGCCGCCCCTGGAGCTGGTTATGCCTTGGAATTTGTATCCGCAGTATTCATTTATGACTATGCGGCTGCTTTCACTGAAACAGATGACAATCTTGCAATTCGATACACAGATGGTTCTGGCGCTACCGTTAGTTTGACTCTCGAAACTACTGGACTTTTGGATGCTGTGGCAGACAAAGTTTCCACGATTCAACCTCTTGCTACGGATGTCCTGGTAACAGCAAACGCAGCTCTAGTGCTTCACAACACTGGAAATGGCGAACTTGGTGGTACTGGTTCTCCTTGCCGAGTCAAAGTAGCTTATCGAGTTCACGCAACAGGTCTATAATCTTGTTCTGGATTCCCTCTGCTCCTCCTTTTTTGGGAGCAGAGATGAGTCAAGAACACAGACTTGCATTAAAATAAAGGTCAATGGTATAATTAAATTAACAAAAACAAACCCATGGCAAAAACTTTACCAATTTCAACAACAACAAATATCTTTTTATCTATAAGAAACACTTTGGTCAAAGGAGTTTCTCTTTGCGCCGCCGCCGCCAATTCTGTTCTCGAAGTTTTTGACGGAGCCATTGATACCATCGCAACTTTTACTATTGCGGATGGAGGTTCCAGTTACGTGGTCGGAGACCTTATAACTCTAGTTGAGGGAGAGTTTGGTGGAACCAAAGCTATATTGAGAGTAACTCAAATAGATGACCTTTCACCATCATCTTCTATTTCTTCTTCACCATCGAGTTCTATTTCTATCTCTCCTTCTAGTTCAACTTCACCGTCTAGTTCGGCTTCGCCATCTACGAGTATTTCATTATCGCCTTCAACCAGTATTTCTTCTTCTCCTTCTAGTTCAACTTCACCATCAACTTCATTATCTCCTTCAACCAGTATTTCATCATCACCCTCGGTATCTGAATCTCCTTCAACCAGTATTTCTGCTTCACCATCAACCAGTATTTCATCATCTCCTTCAACTTCTGTTTCTTCCTCTATATCACTTTCTCCTTCAACTTCCATTTCTTCTTCTCCCAGCGCCTCCTTATCGCCTAGCGTTGGGGCTGGACGAGTTACTGCGGCGGAAATTATAAATGCTGGAGGCGGTTATACTGCTGGTAATACATACGCTACGACAGGAGGAACTGGAACTGGCGCAAGAATAACAGTCGCTACTGTTACGGATGCGGGTACATCTATCGCCAAACTAGCCTGTGTCGCTAATGAATCTGCTTCTCCGTTTGTTTTTGATTGCGGTATGCTCACCACAAAAGGTGTTAGTGTTCGTATCTCTGGAACTTCAGCAAAAGGTCATCTCACTTACGAATAAAAATCTTATTCATAAGTAATCCACAGAGCGCCAACTGGCGCTCTTGTTTTTTGTGTTATTTAAGATAGAATAGAGTTATGACAAATGTAAAACTCTCGGTAATAATCCCCTCATATCGTGACCCCCTCCTTTTTAAAACAATACAATCTCTTATTGATAATTCCGAACTTGCCAAAGAAGAACTTGAAATTATTGCGGTTTGGGATGGATATTATCCATCATCAAAACTGATTATTGAAGACCCCAGAGTTCGTTATATTCATTTGGGTAAGAATCGGGGGATGAGAGGAGCTATTAACGCTGGTATGGAAATTGCCAGAGGAGAATTTGTCGCGCGGCTTGACGAACATTGCAGTTTTGGAAAAGGGTATGACAGAATTTTAACTGAAACTTGCGAACCAAATTGGATAGTCACTCCGACTCGTTTTTTTCTTGACCCCATAAAATGGGAATTAATGGATATTCCTCCCGTTAATTTTTGTAAATTAGTCATCAAAGGGAACCCGCCAAAATTTAGCGGTGAAGTGTGGAAAGAAAAGGATGAGGAAATGAAAGACATAATGATAGGTGAAACCATGGCTATGCAAGGAAGTTTTTGGATAATGCCGAGAGCTTGGTGGCAAAAAGTTATTGGAGAAATGCAGACCGAAGGATATGGTCATCTAATTCAAGATTCTCACGAAATAGTTTTTAAGACTTGGAAAGCGGGCGGAAAATTAATGTTGAATAAAAATACATGGCACAGCCATAAACACAGGGATTTCCCACGTATGCACAACAATGGAACTCCCGAAAATCCAGCAAATTGTCAAAACGGATATAAATATGCCCTAGATATTTGGGAAAATTATTATCGAAATGAAATTGTGCCAATATGGAAAATCTAACTTGTTTATTTTTAACACTTAACAAAGTTCCATGGCAGGAATACCATCGAAAAATAATGCTTGAAGCGATAGGGAATTATCCTCTTATTACTATTTCGCGTCTTTCAATGGATTTACCAGGCATTCAATTAAGACAAAATGAAGAACAATCTCACGACAAGATTTATAAATTAATGTTGCAAGGCGCTAAAATAGCAACGACGGATTATATTGCGATGGTAGAAGACGATATGTTATATCATAAAGACCATTTTGAACTTCGCCCTCCACTTGATACTTTTGGTTATAATTGGAATCGTTGGTCTCTCTTTACTTTTGGAGAACCTACTTATTCTTTCAAAAGAAGATATTGCAATGGATGCAGTATATTGCCAAGATTGGAAATGATTGATGCGCTGAAAGAAAGGTTTGCCAAGTGGAAAGAGATACCGCATGTTTTAAATGGGGAACTGGGATATGAGAAAGTTGAGAAAAATTTGGGAGTGAAAGTGAGAAAATCTATGCCAATGTATTCCAAAACCCCCGTGGTTCAAATACATCATATTTATGGTACACCAGGAATTGGGAAAATACACTTAAAGCAAGGAGATACTACAGACCTTGAAGCGCGAAAAGTAAGAAAGAGAATGGGAATGATGCGGGCATATTCAATTCCGTATTGGGGCGAATCTAAAGAACTCGTAAAACATTTTACATGAGCGATATAACTGCGATTTTTCTAACTCAAAATGAAGTACCAGAGAGCTGGGCTGCCTATCATCGGGGGGTATTATTAGAATCTTTGAACGGCGCGCCGCTTATTATTATGTCAAGAAAGCCGATGGATTGGGGCACCATAAACATGATACAAGACAAACCAAAGAGTTTGAGTAATATATATTGGCAGTTACTCCGCGCCGCCAAAGCCTCGACTACGGACTATGTCGCCGTAGTCGAGGACGATTCTTTATATCCATTCGAGCATTTTCTTCAAAGACCAAATAAAAACTGTATCGGCTACAACATGAATCATTGGTCAGTCTTTACACACGGGGAGCCTATTTATTCATGGAGAAATAGGCGGGGTAATTATTCCATGTTATCATATAGGAAACTGGTCATTGAAGCCCTTGAGGAGCGTTTCGCCAAATATCCAAATGGCACGCCAGACAATATCACGGGCGAAATCGGCAGACCGATGGTAGAACACAATATGGGTATTGCACTTCGAGAAGTAGAAGAATTTGAAACCACGGTGAGCATTATAAATTTTAACCATCCTTACGCCTCTGATGATTTGCAATTAAGACAGCGAAAAGTTCACGGTCACATTAGAGCATACGACATACCCCTTTGGGGAAAAGCCAGCGAGTTAATTAAAAGATTTAAGTAAAATATGACATTTTCAAAAGGATATACATCTTGCAACTGATAAACTAAAAAAATGGACATAAATCAAGTAAGAAAACTAAATGCCAATTTGAGCAAGAACTATACTACGCATATGACTATGCTTATAAAAGTTCTACTTGCGAGTAAAGGAGATGTGGTGGAGTGCGGTGGAGGAGTATTCAGCACCCCCTTGCTTCATTGGATGTGCAAATTTATGGATAGAGAATTGATTACTTATGAAAATGACCCTGCTTATTTTGCATTTGAACACACTTTTCAAAGTCGTCAACACAGAATACGATTCGTAGATGATTGGGATAAAATAAAGATACCTGACCAAGTGAGTGTTGTCTTTATTGACCATCATCCGCCAGAACGAAGAATGGTAGAAACCCTGCGCTTCAAAGATGTCGCTGATTATATTGTGATTCACGATACCGAGAGACCGAGCAGAAAATACAATCTGCCAGAGGTGTTTGCGCAGTTCAAGTATCGGTATGATTGGAAGGAGTGCCGACCCTGGACGAGTGTGTTGTCACAGCGTTTTGATGTTGAAAAATTTCTAAAATGAAAAGAATACCACTTACAAAAGGAAGGTGTGCGGTAGTGGATGACGAGGATTTTGCTATGCTCAATAAGTTAAAATGGCACTACAGTGGAGGATATGCACGAAGTAATATCAGCGTTCAAGGAGGAAGAAAAAGGATTATTTCTATGCACAGTATTATCAATTGCACCCCAAGTGGGTTTTTTACTGACCATATTGATAGAAACACTCTTAATAATACAAGAAAAAATCTTCGCACTGTTACGCGCTCTCAAAATGCTTTTAACATTAACATTCCGAAGAATAATACGTCTGGGTATATTGGTGTGCATTGGCATAAATATGCGAAAAAGTGGCGTAGCTATATAGAATTGAACGGTAGGCGTATTCATCTTGGATTGTATAAATCAATAAAATTAGCAATTAAAGCAAGAGATAATGCAAAACAAAAATACCATGCAATATGACCTCGCGGTAATCATCCCCGCCCGCGCCGAAGAATTTTTGAAAAACACGGTGGAAGATTTGCTGAAAAATAAGCGCGGTAATACTGAAATTATCGTTGGGCTTGACGGACAATGGAGTAATCCACCGATAGACCAACACCCAGATGTAAATGTGATTTATGTTCCAGAATCTATTGGTCAACGCGCAATCTCAAATACGTGTGCCAGATTGACAAAAGCAAAATACATTATGAAACTCGATGCCCACTGTTCAGTTGATGAAGGATTTGATGTAAAAATGTTGGATGCTTTCAAAGAGGTTGGTGACAATGTTGTGATGGCTCCCACTATGAGGAACCTTCATGTATTTGATTGGATATGTAAGTGTGGCTTTACTCATTATCAAGATAAGGGAAATATCTGTCCACAGTGTTCAAGTCAGATGGACAAGAAAATAGTATGGCAACCGAGACGTGGCACCAGGAATTATTCCTACTGCTTTGATAGCGAGCCGCACTTCCAGTATTTTCGTGAGTTTAGTCGCCGTCCAGAAGGACAGGGCGACATTACAGAATCAATGAGCTTACAAGGGAGTTGTTTCGTAATGACGAAGGAAAAGTATTTTGACCTTAACATTGATGATGAAACAATGGGTTCGTGGGGAAGTCAAGGTTTAACTGTTGCCTGTAAATTTTGGTTATCGGGTGGAAAAGTATTGGTAAATCATCTCACGTGGTACTCGCATTGTTTCCGCACAAAATCAGCCAATGGTTTTGGGTTTCCTTATCCCCAATCTGGCAGACAAGTAGATAGTGCCAAAAAAATGGCGCGGGACTTATTTTTTGAGAATAAATGGGAGAAAGCCATACACTCATTATCTTGGCTGATTGAGAAGTTTAGCCCAGTGCCTGGTTGGACAAAAGAAGATATTGAGAGGATAAAGACTAATGAAAAAAATGTGGTATAATTTGAAATATGATTAAAGACTTATTCCTAAATAAAAATAGCAAAGAGAAATCACAAATCAAATCTTTTGAAATTGCCAAATTAAAACATTCTGGTATCTATGACAGTCTTCAATATGGAACTAAAATTGAAATCATTGGCGAGGTAAAAGCCATAGAAATAAACGGGCAACACGGGATAGAACTTTTTGCCAAAGCGTGGCGAGGAACTCAACAGCTCGGTTTCGGAGCTGACGGCTCGGTTGAAATAGAAAGGTTTAGGATTTTCAATCCACCTATTCTCGTTGATGACCCGAATGGAATAATTATCAGAGAATGGACAGACGAAATAACAAAAGAATTAAAACAAAGAAAACTAAAAGAAGACCCGATTGAAGCGATAAGACAAGTCATCGCTCATAATGCTAAAATAGTAGGAAAAGATAACGGGAAAATAGTAACAGGCAAAGTGGGAAATACTACATCTACTTTTTTTCCTGATTATAATCCTGAAAGCACCAGTGTTGATGGACTTCTTAGTGATGAAACAGTAAAAACTAGTTGGACACTTAAAAAGACAGCTCCTGGAACAGGGGCTGATGACATTAGTGCTTCCGCAGGCGAAATGTATACGATGTCACCAGCTTCCGAGGGAACTGATTATTGGTATAAAATTAGATGGTCAGCTTTTCTTTTTGATACTTCTACTATTGGCGGAGGAACTGTTAATTCTGCAATCCTTTCAATTTATGGCTTAAGCAAAGTGGACAATGGTTCGTGGGCTATTGACCTCAATATTTATTCATCATCTCCTGCTTCTAACACTTCATTAGCAGCAGGAGATTTTGACAGTTTCGGTAATGTAAATTTCTCTACAAATATTAGCTATAGTAGCTGGTCAACATCAGGATATAATGATTTTAGTTTCAATGCAAATGGAACAAGCACAATTAACACATCCGGAGTTTCTAAGTTCGGACTTCTTGATTCTAAATATCTTATTGGCTCAAACACACCAACTTGGCAATCTAGCGGACAAAATGCTGTGGGTGGTTATTATGTCGACCAAGCAGGCACTGCCAACGACCCTAAACTGGTGGTGGTGCATAGCAACCCTAATTCTCCTTCATCTTCTATTTCCAGTTCTATAAGTTCCTCTATCTCTAGTTCACCAAGTTCCTCAATTTCTTCCTCAATATCGTCCTCAATTTCTTCCTCAATATCGTCCTCAATTTCTTCCTCAATATCGTCCTCAATTTCTTCCTCAATATCGTCCTCAATTTCTTCCTCAATATCGTCCTCAATTTCTTCCTCAATATCGTCCTCAATTTCTTCCTCAATATCGTCCTCAATTTCTTCCTCAATATCGTCTTCTGTCAGCTCTAGTATTTCTTCATCAGTATCACCCTCCACAAGTATTTCTAGTTCTATTTCCTCAAGTCCATCTACTTCTATTTCATCTTCAATTTCTTCCAGCATTTCCTCATCTATTTCCTTATCTATATCTACTTCCATTTCATCTTCCCCATCATCTTCGGTTAGTCCATCTAGTTCCATTTCTTCATCTATCTCTAGTTCTGTGTCTAGCTCGCCAAGCATATCAATTTCTTCTTCTATCTCTAGTTCGCCTTCTATTTCAATATCAAGTTCACCTAGCAGTTCCATTTCTTCTTCTATCTCTAGTTCTGTGTCTAGCTCGCCAAGCATATCAATTTCTTCTTCTATCTCTAGTTCGCCTTCTATTTCAATATCAAGTTCACCTAGCAGTTCCATTTCTTCTTCTATCTCTAGTTCGCCTTCTATTTCAATATCAAGTTCACCTAGCAGTTCCATTTCTTCATCTCCATCATCATCTGTTTCTCCGTCATCATCCATTTCTAGTTCTCCATCCGCTTCTCCTTCCCCATCAGCCGCAATAGGAATTATTCTTGGCAGAAACAATGATACCAGTATAATAAGAGGTGTTCGCTTAATTAAAACTTAATGTTATAATATCTTTATGTTGTATAGCGCGCTTATAACACTTTTAAGAAATCAAGTTGGCGATACCCGCCGAAGGACTCATGTTGATTTTACGGGCGATGGAAGCACAACTATTTTCCAATTGCCAGACGAAACATTTCCTGTTCTCGACCAAGCAGGCACTTATATCTTAAAAGTTGCTGGCACTACTCAAACCGAAACCACAAATTTCACCCTAGACAAAGATACGGGAACTATTGTTTTTGTGACCACAGCTCCCACAAGTGGTCAAGCGGTCACTTTTGATGCAAGCGCGGTCTATCTCACAGACCAAAATTGGCTTGATATTATCAATCAAGTTATTTATTCAATGGGCGATGATTTCTGGAAAGAATTTATTGATACCGCCCACACTGCCACAGCGAATATGTTGTCGCTTTCCCTTGTGTCATTACAAGTAAATGCAATAGCGGTTTATGAATTTCAGCGCCGTGTAGCAACTACTGATGATTGGACTCCTGTAGAAGAGGATTGTAATTGGAGATATGACCGCGATAATAATATAATTTATATTGGCATTAGAAATGCTTTCACTTTAACAGGAGAACTTATTCGTCTCCGCGGGTTAAAAAAATACACGATAGGAACATTGGTCTCAAGCACCTTGGATGTGCAAGATAAATTCCTTACCATTCTTGAATATGGTTGTATTGCCCGTTATTGGAGACATCGCTATAAGAGCGTGGTCGAACTTGTTTCGAAGATGTCTCAAGAAGCATCACGCACTCCATTGCAGGAACTTATAATGTTATCTGACCGATTTGACCGTCTCTATGAAATTGAAAAAGGGAAATTAAAACCAGGAAAACCCGCACATATTATAGCGCCCTATAAAAATGGAGGAGGCAGACCTTAATTCGAAAATAAAACTATGAGTTATGTTACAGGTGGCACAAAGGGCAAATACCATGTTGGACTAAACGGGCAAGGGTTAATCCTTTCTGGTTCTCCCGACCGTCTTGCTTATGAAATGAAGCAAGCGCCAATCTATGGAAATCGATTTGCCCAAGGAGACCGTTCCTATGGGGATTTTTCTTTCTGGTGGTTTTGG